TTTGGATATTTAGTTATTTGTTTAAATAATTTTGGTCCTGAATCTCAAATTATTTTTTCATCAAGTCCTTTTGTTTTTAAAATGAAAAAAAACTTAAAAGATTTTAGACCACAAGATTACTTATTGTTAACAGGAGATCCAGCGGTAATTGGTATTTCTTGTGCAATAGTGAGCGACCAAACAAATGGTCAATTTAACCTCTTGAAATGGGATCGACGAGAGGCTAAATACTATCCTATAAACTTCGATCTATATCAGAAAGGATAATAATATGAGTAATGAAGTAAGTAATATGATGTTGCAAGATTCTAAGGATCTTTTAGACAACATTGAAGTAACTACAATCGCAGCTGAATGTCAAAAATTAAAAAGCATTGAGGATGAGATTGATAGAACAGAAGAACTATTAAAAAATTTAAAAACAATAGCAGATGATATTGGTTCAAGGGTCATACCTGAACTACTAGCTGAGCAAGGTTTGACTTCAATCAAACTATCAGATGGATCTTCTGTTACAGTTAAAAGAGAATATAGGTGCACTCTTCCTAAAGAAGATGAAAGAAGAGAAGCAGCCCATAAATGGCTTCGTGAGAACGGACTTGGGGACATTATTAAAAACAATGTTTCTGTAACGTTCGGTCGTGGCGAAGATGACAAGGCACAACAATTGTTGGACCTTGCGGCGTCAAATGGTTTTAACCCACAACAGAAATCTGATGTGGCTTGGAATACTTTGACAGCCCTATTTCAGGAGCGTGTCGAGTCCGGGCTCGACATGCCTTCTGATGTCTTTAGTACGTGGATTAAAGACAGAACAAAAATAACCCGTAAATAATGGAGAATGAATGATGGCTAATGAAGTAATGGCTAACAAAAAAGAAGATGGATCAATTGCCTTGTTTGGCAATGATACAGCTAAAGGTTTTGAGAATATGACGCAAGAGGATCTTGCGTTACCTTTTCTTAGAATCTTGGGACAATTATCACCACAGGTAACTGAAGGTGATGCAAAGTATGTAAGTAGTGCCAAGCCTGGCATGATTTACAATACTGTTACCAGCGAGTTATACGATGGTAAAAAAGGTATCAAGGTTATTCCTTGTTATTACAAAAAGGATTTTCCTGAATGGTCAGATAGAGGAGACGGCCCTGGAGCACCAGTTGGCGTCCATCTACCTAACAGTCCGGTAATTCAAACAGGTAAGAGAGATGGTTCTAAAATTAGATTACCTAATGGTAACTATTTAGAAGAAACTGCTTCTTATTATGTTATGGCTGAAACAAAAACAGGTGGTCATACGCCAGCGTTGATTACAATGAAGTCAACGCAACTTAACGTTAGCAAAAAATGGAATTCAATGATGAAAACCATACAAATACCTGACGGAAAAGGTGGCTTTGCAATACCACCAATGCATGGGGTAGTTTATAATTTATCATCAACATTACAAAAGAACGATAAAGGTTCTTGGTATGGATGGGTTGTAAACATGGACAGAATCATGGGAGCAACAGATAAATCTTTATACTTAATGTCTAAAGATTTTAATTCTAATGTTTCTAAAGGTAACGTGCAAACAAGAGCAGATGTAGAAGAGATATCTAAAGATAATGCTCCATTTTAAGCATTAACTTTAGTAAAGGGCCCAGCAATGGGCCCTCTTAACAGAAAGAATTAAGCATGAAAGATAAATTCAAAAAAATATTTGAAGGACTAACAATTGCTTATGGTCAATATCAAAAAGGAGAACGCAATGATAATGGCAAACAAGGTGGTAAAGCATTTATTGTTAGAGGAAATGTTACAGATGATTTGTGGGAGAACCATCTTAATGGTGAAGGGCCAGCTCTTGGAATAATTCCAATTACTGAAAACAATACATGTCGTTGGGGATGTATTGATATTGATGAATATAATCTTAATCATCTTAATCTTATCACGCAAATAAGAAAACTAAAACTTCCATTAATTGCATGTCGATCTAAATCTGGAGGAGCGCATGTATTTTTATTTACTAAAGAAAACATATCTGCATTTTTAATGCAAAGCACATTAAAGAAAATGGCAAAGATATTAGGTTATGAAGGATGTGAAATTTTTCCTAAACAAACAGAAATATTAGTAGAGCGTGGTGATACTGGTAATTTTTTAAATTTACCTTATCACAACGGAACTAAAGGATTACGTTATGCTATAAAAGATGATGGTTCTAGTTGTACCCTTGAGGAATTTTATAAACTTTATGATTTGTATGCATGTAAAATAGAAGACATTAAAGAAATTAAAGTAGAAGAACAAAAAATAGAAGAAGCTTTTAAAGAAGGACCACCTTGTTTAAATAAGTTAGCAACAATAGGTTTTGGTGAAGGATCTAGAAATAATGCTTTATTTAATATCGCAGTTTATTTTAAACAATTTAATCCTGATAACTGGGAAGATGAAATCATAAAAGCAAATATAAAATATATGAATCCTCCATTAAGTAATAATGAGGTTCAACAATTAATTAAATCAATTAATAAAAAAGGTTATGACAAATACAGATGTAAGGATGCTCCTATTAATTCGGTATGTCAATCAGGACTATGTAGAACAAAAAAATTTGGTGTAGGATTTGGAGAAGAAGCAATGCCAACACTTGGTAATTTAACTAAGTATGCATCTAAACCACCACAGTGGTTTTTAGATGTAGGAGAAAACAGAATAGAATTAAAAACAGAACAGCTTTATATGCCAGGATTGTTTGCTTTAGCATGTCTAGATCAAGCTAATTTAGTTATACCAATTCCAAAACCAAAAGATTGGAAACAACATTTTTTAAAACCTATGATGAATAATTTACAAGAGATTGAACCATTAGAATCTTTAGATCCTATAAATGAAATTACTTCTTTGTTGCAAGATTGGACTACTAATAGACAATCAGCAAGAACAATGGATGATATCTTAAATAAACTTCCCTACACAGATGAAAAAAGAGAATTTACTTATTTTAGAAGAGAGGATTTTTATAGTTTTTGTAAAAAGAATAATTGGGAACATGATAAAATTAAAACAGGAAACTATCTTACACAGTTAGATTGTTTTGAAGAAGAGTTTAGACCTACAATTAAAAATCAACAACCCAGGGTTATTAAAATAAAAGCTATGAAGAAGGTTGAATCATCTGTTTCTAAAGTAAAATATCAAGAGGATCATTTTTAATGAAAACAATAATACTAGGACCTCCCGGAACAGGAAAAACAACAACATTATTAAATTTGGTAGATCAATTTATTCAACAAGGAGTAAGACCCAAACAGATAGGATATTTTTCTTTTACTAAAAAAGCAGCGAAAGAAGCAGCCACTCGTGCTTCAGAAAAGTTTGGATTAGATCCTGAAACAGATCTATACAATTTTAGAACATTACATTCTTATGCATTTAGAATGTTGGGTATGAGTAAAGAAAAAATGATGGGTCCTGATGATTATATAGAATTTGGACAGAAGTGTGGTATTCCAATTAAGACAGCAAGTTTTTCTGAGAATGATGGAACTTTTAATTCAGACAATGAATATCTTACAATAATTAATACAGCTGTGGTTAAAAAAATGGATCTATTAGATTATTATGATTCTAGAAACAATACATTAGATATTGAACGTAATACTTTGTATTTAATTTCAGAAGAACTAAAAAGATTTAAACAAGAAAAACAATTAAAAGATTTTAATGATCTATTGGAACAGTTTATATTGGAAGATATTAATCCTAGTTTTGAAGTGTTATTTATTGATGAGGCACAAGATTTATCTTTATTACAATGGGATATGGTTAGAACTTTGTGGAAAAATTCTAAAAAAACTTATATTGCGGGTGATGACGATCAAGCAATATTTAAATGGGCCGGCGCAGACGTAGATCATTTCATAGCTTTAAAAGAAGAAGTAGATGATATTAAAACACTAGATCAATCTTATCGTATTCCCGGTGGACCTATTCATGAGTTATCTCAAAAAATTATTAGTAAAGTACAAAATAGATTTGATAAACAGTACAAACCAAGACAAGAAATAGGAATTTTAAGAAGATATTCAGATGTTACACAAGTAGATATGTCAAAAGGTAATTGGTTAGTATTATCATCAGCTAACTATTTTTTAGATGATGTTAAAGAACTATGTGAGTTGAGGGGTTGGTACTATCAACATAAAGGTCAAAATTCTATTCCTCTAAAATTATTATTAGCTTTATATAACTGGGAATCTTGGAGAGGAGGTTGTTATTTAAATAGTTTAGAAATAAAGAATATATACGAATATTTAGGGGCTAATGTATTGGAAGGATTTAAGAAAGGTAAAACCTTACATTCTGAAACAAAATATACTTTGCAAGAATGTATGGAAAAACATGGATTAATTACAAATAAAGTTTGGTACGATTCGTTTGAAGGTTTAGATAACCTTACCGAAAACTACATTCGTAACATGAGGGCGAATGGGGAAAAGATAAATAAAAATCCTCGTATAATAATGTCAACAATACATGGAGCGAAGGGAGGAGAAGCCGATAAAGTTTTATTATTACAGGATTTAACTGGCAAAGCTTTAGAAACATTTAGTCAAGATCCAGATGAACTACATCGTTTATTTTATACTGGAACAACAAGAGCTAAATGTGAATTGCATATTGTAGATCCTAAAAATTTTGATCGTGCTTATTTAATATGACAACTAAAACAGATATGGAAAGAATATTTCCACTTACAAGACAAGAGGGTGGTGATCATTATAAAAAATATAAGATACAACCTTATGAGTTTATTTCATCTAACAACTTGTCTTTTTTTCAAGGAAATGTTATTAAATATGTGATTCGTTATAAAGATAAAAACGGAACAGAAGATTTAAAAAAAATAATTCATTACTGTGAATTAGAAATTAAGGAAATGAGAAAAGGTAAGAATGTATAGCCCTATACCTAAACAATTTGCATTTGCAATTTTAGTTACAATTGTTGTGTTATTGATCTACACCTCATGAGAAGTACACAAGTACCTTTATTTAGTCCCGATACTGAATGGGTTATGCCGGAAGAACTAAAAGATTTACGCGGACACAAAGAAATAGCTGTTGACTTAGAAACTTACGATCCGGAGTTGACAACACTTGGATCGGGGAACGTGGTTGGCCGTGGACATGTTGCTGGAATTGCATTGGCTGTTGAAGGTTGGGTTGGATATTATCCAATAGGTCATGAATTAGGTGGTAATTTAGATAAAAAATTAATTTTATCTTGGCTACAAAATATTTTTAATCAAGAAGAAACAACATTTATATTTCATAATGCTATGTATGATGTTTGTTGGTTAAGATCGATGGGTTTAAATATCAAAGGTAAAATAGTTGATACCATGATTGCAGCATCTTTAATTGATGAAAACAGAATGTCTTACCGATTAGATACTTTAGCGAAATTTTATGTAGGAATTGGTAAAGAAGAAAAAATTTTATTACAAGCTGCAAAAGATTATGGTATTGATGCAAAGAAAGATATGTGGAAATTACCCGCATTATTTGTAGGTCAATACGCAGAAGCAGATGCTAAGGCCACTTTAAAACTTTGGCAAAGATTAAATTTAGAATTACAAACTCAAGAACTAATAGATATATTTACATGTGAAACAAAATTATTCCCTTGTCTTGTTGATATGAGATTTAAAGGAGTAAGAGTTGATCTTGATAAAGCTGAAAAAATTAAAAAGAATTTGATAGAAAAAGAAATTAAAATTGTCAATAGAATCAAAGAGTTAACTGACATGAATGTAGAAATACATGCAGCTAGATCAATTGCAAAAGCATTTGATAAATTAAAATTACCA